CAGGATTGTAACCATGTCATTACTAAGTACTAAGGAGACTACCAGGTTTCGAATGCTACATAACTTCGGAAAATTCTTAATCAAGATGGTTAAGAATCACGGAGAAATGTACACAGTCAAATACCTTAAAGCTTCCCAACTATGTATACAGAAAAAGTTAGCGGGTCAACCTTTCAAATCAATGAGAGAGATTGAACCGGATTATAACTTTCCTAGACTCTCCAAATCTGGCCTTCCTGTAATTATCAAATTACAAGATAGAGCTGCGATTTGTAATAATAGTCTTAGGCTTACAAGGCTTTGATTATCTATATTTTCTTTATATAGAATTATTAAAGTTCCTTTTAGTCCTAAGTTAAATACTATTACTGATGAGTTTAGTGGTTCACAAATGGTCTTAGACGATTTTAACAGATGATTAAAACTTAATAGTTCTAAAATCTTAATAAGATTTTCTAAGTTCCAAATGGAGGATTTGACTGTTACTAGAGTATTACCTTTAGTTAAGTCATCTCCTCAAGGACCTAGAAGTTATAAGCGTTTAATAGATGCTTATTGATCTCTTAAGAATTCTGAAATTCTTCAGGAGATATTAGTATTTATTAAAATAACTAATTCTAAGAATATTTACACCTTGTTTAATAACATAGAATTTTTAAAAAATAAATATGGTATTAAAGGTTGGTGAAATGATGGATTATCACCTTTAGGTAAGCTTTCTTTATTTGAAAAAATACCTAATGATTGTACCTTAGATCAAAATAAAGGTTTCAATTACGCAAAAGATTTATCTTTAAAGCATAATTGTTCCTATGGTTTTGATTTATCGGCTGCCACTGATCGTCTTCCTTTATCTTCTCAAAAGGCTATTTTAGATAGTCTTTATGGAATAGGAGAACTTTGGGGTAATATATTGGTTAATAGAGATTTTTTAATTTCTCAAAATAACTATAATATACCTCCTCAAAGTGTCCGTTATAAAGTTGGACAACCAATGGGAGCATTGTCTTCATGAGATATGTTAAATTTAACACATCATATGATGATACAATTTATTGCTCAATCATTAGGTAAAAGCTCATTTAATGAGTGATATGATCAGTATGTCATTCTTGGAGATGATTTAGTTCTCTTCGATGAAGATATTGCTAATAGATACCAATCTTTTTGTAAACAGATTGGAATTTCAATTAACTTATCTAAGTCAATTATATCTGAGTCTAAACCTGTATTAGAATTTGCCAAAC